TCTTCCCGGTCACGGCCGCTGCTCAGAAGGCAGAAGAAGATCAGATCCCGTTATTTGGCTGGAAGGATGACGGCTGGCTCACTCTCTGCAACGGTCCGACCGTGCAGGTGGATGAAGTCGTCAAGTGGTTCATCCACATGAGGAATCTGGGATTCAAGATCAAACAGGTCGGTCACGATAGGAAGTTTGCCCGTGAGTACGTCTTGCAGATGAAGAAGGCAGGATTCGAGATCATCGATCAACCTCAATACTTCTATTTGAAGTCCGAAGGCTTCCGTCATATCGAGAAGTCGGCCAAAGATAAGAAACTGTACTACCTCCATTCGGAGGCTTACGAATATTGTGTCGCCAATGTCAAGGCGATCGAGAAGTCGGATGACATGATCCAGTTCGAGAAGATCGAGAAGAAGATGAGGATCGACCTGTTCGACGCGAGCGTGTTCGCTTGCGTCAGATATCTTAATGACCTTGAGAAGCCTGATCTGGCTTCTTCATGGTTCGGAGGAAAGAAATGAGTAAGAAGAGGAAGACAAACAATCAGACCGTACGAGCTGATTCAGCCGAAGTCAAGGCTTTGAAAAAGCAGTTCCTGGCTTTGCTTCAGGAAGGCGATATCGCCTGCGCCGGATACACGTCTCTCGATAAGGATCCCACGATCGCGACTGCATGTCAGAAAGTCGCCGAGATGGTCGGCTTGGTCACTTGGCATCTTATGGAGAATACCGAGAACGGCGACCGAAGGATCAAGAACGAGCTGTCTCGTAAGATTGATATCAATCCGAATAGCTACATGGTTCGCGCGGACTTCTTCGAAGCCATCGCTATGAATCTTCTTTTGTACGGGAACGGAAACGCGGTCGTTCGTCCTCATACCGAGGGTGGATATCTTCGGGATCTTGAAGTCATTTCGGCTGAACGCGTCTCGTTCATGCAAGACACGGTCACAGGCTACGGATACAAGATCCTGATCGACGGTATCACATACGATCCGAGTGATCTTCTTCATTTCAGACTCTTCCCGGATAAGCAGTTCCCGTGGCTCGGTACCGGAATCAAGGTATCGATCAAGGATGTCGCGGACAATCTGAAGCAGGCTTCGCATACCGAGAAGGCGTTCATGTCTTCCGAGTATAAGCCCCCGATCATCGTCAAAATCCAAGGTGTCGGCCAAGAGCTGGCATCGCCGGACGGAAGAAAGAAGATCGTCGATGACTATCTCGTCACGACCGGCAAGGGCGAGCCGTGGGTTCTCCCGGCTGAACAGATGGAAGTCTCATCCGTTAAGCCTCTCACTCTTCAGGATCTCGCGATAGCTGACACGGTGAAGCTCAATAAGGAAGCGGCAGCCGCGATCGTTGGCGTTCCGTCGTTCCTGGTCGGAATCGGAGACTTCAACCAGAAACAATACAACAACTTTATTCAGACGACGGTGCGCCACGTCGTCGAGAAGATTCAGCAGACACTCACGAAGGGATTGATCCTGTCACCTAACTGGTACGTCAGGGGCAACTATTGGACGCTTCTCGACTGGGATCTTCAGACGATCACGACAGTATTCGCTGCGCTCGGAGACCGTGGCTGGGCATCAGGCAACGAAGCGCGAGATCGTCTGCACTTGGAGCCTCACGAGGGCCTTGATGAGTTCAAGGTGCTTGAGAACTATATCCCGATCGATATGTCGGGCAATCAATCCAAATTAAATGGGGGGAACGACAATGAGTAAGAATAGAACACTATTCGAGGAACATCCGAACATGCGAGTGCTTCAGCTTCGTTCGGGTGAGTTTAAGACGAGGGAAGACAGTGAAGAGCCGATCATCGAAGGCTACTTCGCTGTTTTTAATAGCAACTACGTTATTTGGGATGGAGCTTCAGAGTCCATCGCTCCGGGAGCGTTCGATGAGACGATCTCGGACGATATCAGAGCACTGACCAATCACGACACGACGCTCGTTCTTGGCAGAACCACTGTCAGCACACTCGAGTTGAGAATTGACTCGCACGGCTTGTGGGGACGCATCAGGATCAATCCGAACGATTCTGACGCGATGAACACATCTGCGCGCGTCAAGCGTGGAGATGTAAGTCAGTGTTCGATAGGATTCGAGATCCTCAGCGAAGAAACCGACTTCGGACCTGATGGATCTATTCACTGGACGATTCAGAACGTGAAGCTCTACGAAGTATCAGTTTGCACTTTCCCGGCATACGAAGAGACGAACATCTCCGCCCGTCAGCGCGACGCTTCCGCCATCAAGGAAAGGAAGCTCGATGCGTGGAAGGCAGAGATGAGATCTCGAATCAATTCCACAAAGGAGGATATCAAAGATGCTGAAAGCATTGATGCTCAGGAAGAAGATCAATGACAAGAAGAAGGAGATCGAAGCGTTGAGAGCTGCGACCGCCGACTTCGAGGCTCGCGAGGCAGAACTCCAGAAGAGAGAAGCCGAGATTGTCGAGGCCATTGAGGAAGCTTCCACAGAAGAAGAGCAGGCTGCAGTCGCAGAGGCTGTCGATTCCTATGAAGCTGATGATAAGGCTCTCAAGGATGAGAGATCAGAGAACGATCAGAAGATCGCCGATCTCGAGAACGAAGGCGCGGCTATGGAAGCCGAGCTCGCAGAAGTCGAGGAACAGCAGAGAGCTGCCGCTCCCGTCGCTACTCCCGAGGCTCCCGTCGTGATCAATCACGAAGGAACAATCACCATTTCTGAAGAAAGGACAAACAATCACATGTTCAAGACAAGATCAATCAATTCTATGACCATGGAGCAGAGATCTGCTCTCGTAGCTCGTGAAGATGTCAAGAAGACTCTTTCCGAGATCAGAACACTCATCAAGGAGAAGAGAACTGTCACAGGTTCCGAAGTCTTCATCGGCGAGACCGTCTTCGATCTCATCCGTGAGAATCTCATCGAGTATTCAAAGCTCTATTCCAGAGTAAGAGCTCAGTTCACAAAGCAGAACGGTAGACAGCCTGTCGAGGGTGCTATACCCGAGGCTATCTGGCTCGAGTGCTGTGACGCTCTTCAGGAGCTCGATATCAGCTTCGGCTCCGTTGAGCTTGATTGCTATAAGGTCGGAGGCTTCTTCGCTATTTGCAACGCAAGGATCGAAGATTCCGACATTGACCTTCTTGATGTATTCACAGATGCACTTCTCGCTGCCATCGGTATGGCTCTCGACAAGGCGTTTATCTATGGTACAGGTACGAAGATGCCTACCGGTGTAGTCACAGCACTTGCTGACGCGACGACCGGCATCGCTGGCAATCTCGTGACAATCCCTGCATCCGCAGAGGGTATCGCTCTGTTCAAGGCTCTCATCCTCGCCGGTGGCAAGGCTGACGGTAAGTATTCTCGTGGTCGCAAGACCTGGATCTGCAACGAAGCAACAAGAACGAAGCTCGTCGCTGAGGGACTCGAAGTAACAGCAGCAGGCACGATCGTATCTGCTGTCGAGGGTACAATGCCCGTAGACGGTGGCGACCTCATCGTTCTCAACTTCGTCCCTGACAACAACATCGTCGTCGGCTACTGGGATCTGTATGCAGCTCTCATTAAGAAGGCTATGACTACTTCTGTATCTACAGAGTATAAGTTCATCGAGGATCAGACAGTCATTAAGGGTGTCATGAGAGCTGACGGTAAGCCTGTCATCAAAGGTGCTTTCGCGGCAATCGGTCTCGGTGCTGCTCCTACGACTTCCGTTCAGTTCCCTGGACAGAATTCTGAGGACGAGGGCGACGGCGGAGAAGGCTGAGAATAATCGAATAAGTGAGGAATGATCCATGGACGAGTTACTTGAGAGATTGAAGATCGATATCGGGATAATCGGTTCGACCACATACGACGAGCGACTCACGAGCCTTCTTGAAGTCTCAAAGGTCGCAGTCGAGAAGTGGACTCGGAAGAGTATCGATGTCGCAAATGTTCATGATGCAGAACTCGTTATCGACTATGCTCGATGGCAGTGGCTGACCAGAAGGGAACCGACAGAGATGCCACGTTCCCTTAAGTATCGCCTTGACTGCCGTCTGTTCGAGCAGAAAGACGAGGGATCAGAATCATGACAGACACGACGATCACCTTAATCGCAAGAGAGATCACGGGGAAAGATTCGAGAATGCGTCCGATCTATTCCGAGACAGCTCGGGAGATCTTATGCCGGGACGAACCGGTCTCGCGTTCCGAATACTTCTCGGCCGGACAGATCGGTATCGATCCCGAAGCTCTTGTCATCATCAATCCGGTGGAGTTCCGTGGCGAGAAGCTTGTGGAATATCACGGTCGTAGGATGACGATCTATCGAAGATATGAACGATCAGAGAATGAGATGGAACTGTATCTTCAGCTTGTACTCGGTCAGAACGGAGGTTCAACATGACACTCGCGGAAGTCTATACACTGATGCAGTCTGAATCTCCGGATCTGGGATCGATCAGCTACTACGATCACATCGAAGTCGATGAAGGGCAGGAAATCTTTCCGCCCTTCATTATTTTCAAGGAAGTCGGAGGCAAGCCGTTCCACGCAGATGATCACGTCTACTACTTGACGATCGAGAATCAGATCAACTTGCATACTGCCGACAGGAATCCCGAGATGAGAAGTCTCATTATCGAGTTCCTGAATCAGCATTTTTTGCCGTTCACTCTCGATATGAACGACTTCGATCCCGACACCGGGCTATATGTCGACACATTCACTATCTCGTTAGAGTAAGGAGGTGGCTTATGGCTACTACTGATTTGAAGACAGAAGTCGGCGAGATCCTTAAGAGGTACGGGCAGGATGTCAGGACTATGATCGACGATCAGGCCGAAGAGGTCGCGAAGATCGGAAGCCAGACATTGAAAGCCAGATCGCCGATCCGATCCGGGAATTATGCCAAAACATGGACCTACAGACGACAGAAAGCCGGTCACTGGTACATTTACAACTCCAAGAACTACAAACTGACTCATCTTCTTGAGAAGGGACATGCCACGGTGAAGAAGGCCGGTAAGTACGGTTCCAAGGCAAGAACGAAAGAAATCCCCCACATCTCGACAGTCGAGAGACAGGTGACAGAACTATTCGAATCGCGCTTGAAGAGTGCGATCGAGTATCAACAATAATATGAAAGGAAATAAAGAAAATGGCTGAAAACAAGGTATCATTCGGACTTAAGAATGTTCACTACGCTATTCTTACAGAAACGACAGACGCGCAGACTGGCGTCGTCACATCGTCTTATGGCACTCCCAAGGCTTGGCCGGGTGCAGTAGATATCTCCCTTGATCCTAACGGAGATCCTATCATCTTCGCAGCGGACAATGGAGCATACTACACGATCTCGAACAATAAGGGCTATGAGGGAGACTTCAATTCCGCGAGGATTCCTGACGAGGTCAGAATTGACCTTCTCGGCAATCACAAGGATGAGAACGGGCTCATCGTCGAGACAGATAAGGACGAAGTCACTTACTTCGCTCTTCTGTTCGAGGTAGATGGCGATCAGAAGCCGAACCGCTATTGCTTCTACAAGGTCAGCATCTCCCAGAGACCGCAGGTCGCTGGTCAGACGACTGATCCTTCTTCTGACATTGAGCCTTCCACATCGACGACTCAGTTCAGAGCTGTTCCTTCTGTCGATACTTACGAGATCGACGGTAAGGAG